GTTAATAAATAAATTAGAGAGCGAAAATATCTTAATTTGATTAGATAATCAAAGAATTAAAACTGAAGATGGAAAAGACATTGATTTCTATAATCACAGATATTTATGAGATATATACAATGACTGAAGCCCAAAGATAGTATGCTTAAAAGCAGCTCAAATCTGTTTTACTATTACTGCAATTATCAAAGCTATCTATGCAGCAAAGCATAAAAAATTGAACATAATTTATACATTACCTTCTGAAGGAGATATAAATGACATTGTCTCGTCCAAAGTAAATAATATCATTAACAATAATCCAATTTTACAAGAATGAATTAAAGATAAGGATAGTATTCAGCAAAAGAGAGTAGGAGATAGAACAATGTACTTTAGAGGCACAAAAACAGAAAGAGCGGCGTTGGCTGTATCATCTGACTTAAACATACACGATGAAGAAGATAGAAGTGATCAACAGGTGATAGCTCAATATTCATCTCGTCTCCAACACTCTAATTATAAATGGGAATGACATTTTTCTAATCCAAGTGTTAAAGGTAACGGAGTTGATAGATATTGGGAGATATCAGATCAGAAGCATTGATTTGTTAAGTGTCCTCATTGTGGAGAATGACAATACCTTGAATGACCAGATAGCATAGATATGGTAAAAGAGATATATATTTGCAAAGAATGTGGCAAAGAGTTATCAGATGATGTTAGAAGAAAGGGTGTGTGAGTTCAAAAGTATAAAGATAGAGAATGGAGCGGATATTGAATATCACTTCTAATGGCACCGTGAGTATCAGCAAAGGAAATTATAAACTACTACAAGACAAAACCACAGGGATATTTTTACAACTTCGTATTAGGTCTGCCAGAACCATCAAGCACAATATCACAGGTAGATCCAGATATGATTTACAAGAACTGCTTTCAGTTCGTAAACTCACAAACAAGACCAGTGATAGGCGTAGATATAGGAACAACAATTCACTATGTTATAGGAAACAAAGAAGGGCTATTCTACTACAATAAAACAAAACAATTCGATGATTTAGAGAAATTACTACTACGATTCAAAGATGCGATAATGGTAATAGACGCTGGTCCAGATATATTTAGAGTGAGGGATTTAAGAGAAAAGTTTATGGGCAGAGTGTTTTTATGCCACTTTGCAAAAGATAGAAAGACAATGCAATTGATTAGATGGGGCAAGGATCAAGAGTTTGGAAATGTATTAGCAGATAGAAATAGAATGATACAGATAGTGGTAGATGAGTTTAATGATAGCCGTATCACCTTACAAGGCACAAGAGATGAGTGAAAAGAATACTACGAACATTGATCAACTATGTATAGAACGACCGAGATAGATAAGTTAGGTAGCCCAGTATATGAGTGGCTTTCAACAACAGGAAGTGACCACTGATGTTTAGCCACAACTTACTGACGAATAGGTATGGATAAGTTCTCGGAAATGGGTGAAGTATTCAAAAACATTAAAGGTGGGAACGCAATAAAGGTAGTGCCATCGGTTGACTTAAATGGCAAAATAGAAAATCCAGTTTTAATTAAACAAATGATAAAACCCAAAAATGATTGACGAAAATGTTAAAAATATAAAAGATATTTTACTTATTATGATTAAAGCAGGAGCATTTGATGTTAAAAATGGGAGTGTGACACTCAACTTTAATTCGAATGGTGATTTAATGAATATACAGGTCGAACAACTTATTTATAAAAAAATTAAGCCAAATTATGATGACAAAAAAATACAGAATGCTGAGCAACATATTAAGCAAGGATTGGATAGGTAGTTGGGGTGGTAAAGAGTTTGAACTCAAAGATGGCGAGTCAAAACTATTTCCTGATTTTATGGCTGATACCTTTGCTGAAAAAATGGCAATGGAAATATTATTTAGTATGAAGCAAGATATTATAGGCAAAGCTGAATTGACAGCAATAAAAAATAAAATGCTTGGTGATGAAATAATAAGTGTCGAAGTTCCAAGTAAAACAGAAGTGGAATTATTAGCCGAGGAAATTGAGTATGTTAATAAAAAATACTTAAACAAATAAAACAAATAAAACAACTAAAATAACTAAAATGGAAAAAAAGATACAAGAACTTAAACAAAGAATTCAAAATGATATTGAGATTTTTGTTTCAAAGTTTGTACAAGATGAGATAGAACAATTCACTGCTTTATTGACAGAGATGTCTAATAATTATCTTATCAAAACAAAGGAAAGAGAGATAGAGCTAAAAAATGAAGTGGAAAGATTATCCAAAGAGAAGAATGATATAGAGACATATATTAATGGAACACAAGAAAGTGTTAAGGATTTTTCTAATAAAATGTCTGAATTAAATAAAGAAAATGAAAAGATAAAGATACAGCAGGAAAACATTGATAAGCAACGTCACGATTTAGAAGTTGCTTGAAAGGATTATAATCAAAGCAAGGATATATTAAAAAAAGAAAAAGATGCTTTTGAAAAAGAAAAAGCTCAATTCAAAATTAAACAAGCTATGGTAGAAGAGCAAGTTAAAACATTAAGAAAATTAAATATCTAATATGAAACTATTACAAGATTATATCTTAATCACAAAAGAACAAGATTTCGCTACCAGTTCAGGTCTTATCATCGATGAAAACGAAGTGGACTTGATACAGGGAAGAATAACACTTGTCGGTGAAGATGTAAAGAAACTTAAAGTTGGCGACAAAGTATTCTTTTCAAGGTATGCTATCAACGAACTTGAAGCAACACCGGAAAAGCTTTACATCTTAAAAGAAGACGATGTAATCGGAATATTATAAAACATTAAAACATTAAACTATGATTAGCAAAACAATACTTAAAGACCAAGAAGTACTCAAAGGGCTTCAGAGCGGCGTAAACAAGCTAAATGACGCTGTAAAGAACAGTTTAGGACCAAGTGGGCTGAATATCATAATTGATACCCAAATCTTTCCACAAGTAACCAGCGATGGTGTAACTGCGGTAAAGGAGGTATTCTTAAAGGACAGAATAGAAAATATCGGTGCTAACATCGTAAAAGAAGCATCAATCAAAACAAGTTTAGAAGCCGGTGACGGAACAACAACAAGCGTAGTGTTGGCTAACGCAATAATTAACAACGCAATCAAATATATCTTATCTGGGTATAACTCTATGGAATTAGTAAAGCAGATCAAGAATGCTGAAAAGATAGTTGTCAAAGAACTTAACAAGATTACAAAAGAAGTCAAAGACGAAAATGACGTTTTTAATGTAGCCAAGATTTCTTGTCGTGATGAAGAGTTAGCAAAGAAACTTGCTCACATAATTTACAACGCTGGTAAAGATGTGGCTGTTGCTATTGAAGATAGCCAGATCGTAGGAGTTGAAGGCGAAGTGGTAAATGGGTTTGAAATCGAAAGAGGTTTCTATTCACCATTTATGGCAACCAATATGAACAGAATGGAAGCAGAACTTAAAGATCCATTCGTAATCATTTTCAATAAACGCATTTCAAGATTCCAAGACATCGCTCCAAGTTTAGACCTATGTCTTAAAGAAGGAGTGAAAGACATTTTAGTGATCGCTAATGATTTCGATAACGAAGTTATTGGAAACTGTGTGGTAAACAAATCAAAAGGAATTGCGAACATTGTATGTATTAAAGCACCAATGTTTTACAACTATACAAGAGAAGCGTTAGAAGACGTGGCTCTATTCACAGGTGCGAAAGTAATTGATACCGGGTTTGGTTTAGAGAAAGATCCAAAGATAGAAAACTTTGGTAGGGCAAATAAAATTATCATAACAAAAGATAGAACAACAATTATCGCTGAACCAGATATGGAAGCAATCAAAGAAAGAGTTAGCGTGATTAAAGATCAAGAAAGAAAACTCAAAGAAGAATTAAGTAAAGACCAATTAAAGAAAAGAGCAAACAAACTTTTAGCCAAAGCAGTCACAATCAAAGTTGGTGCTTATTCAGATTACGAACAACAAGAACTCAAAGACAGAATTGATGACGCAGTAAGAGCAATCAAATCAGCAATGGAAGAAGGTATCGTAGTTGGTGGTGGTATTGCTTTCCTAAATGCTATCAACGAATTAAAAAAAGAAAAGAATACAGAAACAAATTGAGGAATAAAAGTTGTTGAAGAAGCATTACTTGAACCAATAAAACAGATCGCATACAATTCAGGATATACTCCAGAAGTGATTATTGATAATATCAACACAAAGAAAGATAAAGAATATGGATATGATTTCGCTAAAGGTGAATATGTAAATATGATTGAGAAAGGAATTGTTGATCCATTAAAAGTTGTAAGATGTGCATTCCAAAATGCTGTATCAGTAGCATCTATCTTACTAACTGCTAACACAGCAATCATTATCAATGAAGAGAAAGAGCCAGAACACTTGACAAAAAGTTAAAAATCTATATAATTTAAGTATAAGTCTTATAACTTTTATAGCTTTTTGTGTTTTCATAGCTCAGAAAGATTTCTTTCTGGGCTGTGGATATAAGAATTTAATCTTGTATTTACAGCTCAGAATAAAATCTAACCTTAAACATAAGGCGAATGCTCTGGTATTCGCTTTTATATTAAAATAATATTAAAATAATAATATGGATGAACGAACAAAGATTGATGTTAACCAAGAACATACCATAGCAGGTATTACTTATGATAGTAACGAAGATATTATCAATTTAAATGTTAATCCAATTAATAAACGATTAAGAGTTGATGCTTCTATTTCAGGTAATGATAATGATATCTTTGATGGTTATGGTTTATATGCTGTTTTAGACGATGGAACTAATTTATATATTTGCTATCAAAATAAAGATGATAAATGAATTATTACCAGAATAAATGATACAACAGGGATAGTAACCTATGCAAAAGGAAGCAGTGATACAGCTACTAATTGAACTAACCGTGCTACTTTGGATTATAATGATTATGCCCATACTTTTTAATAATTAAACTTAAACTTATGATAAAAAAAATAGATAAGGATACATTTGAGATTATAACAGAACAAAAAGAAACAATTAGTTTGTCACAATTAGAAGCAGAGTTAAAAAGAAAACAAGAATATAACGAGAGTATAAAAGATATTCATCAAGAACTTTTGAAGGTGCCAGAAAAATTAAGACAATATATTTATTTGCCATTATTTGAAGATACATCAAAAGAAGAAGAGTTAATAAATACATTAAAAAAGATAAATGGCTAAAGTTATTACATTTACAAAACCGACAAATGCTATTACTGATTTATCAGGAAGTTTATCAGCTGGTGGAACTTTAGCCCCCAATACTACTTATTATTATGTAGTTTTGGTATTAGGGAATGGAGCGACAGCAATACACGACAATTATGGAACATTGAGTGGTATTAGTAATGAATTTTCTATTACAACAGATAGTACTAATAGAACTGTTAATTTAACTTGGTCAGCCATTACTGGGGCGTCAAGATATTTGGTTTTTAGAAGAACAACAAGTGGAACACACTATTTATCATCTTTTTTATCTAATTTAGTTGTGTCTACTAATAGTGCTATTGATAATGGTAGTAGTATATATTCTTATTCTGTTTTGCCATTAGTCCCCTCTGGACAACTTTTACCAATGGGAATTACACCAAGAATACACGGTGTGGGAGATTTGGTATATTATGGTGGGACAGAAGCAGACCCAATTACCCCACAAGATATTTATAATGCTGCTGTGGCTAATGGTTGGACCGATTATTGTAAATGAGATGGTAATACTTTATTAGTTTTGGGTAATTTTAGACCAGATAGCAGTAATGCTGCTCAATTATTTTTTAGAAATATCACTTTTGTTTGTTGCGGTTATTTTTATAGCTATGGTGCCACAGGTTCAAGAATTAGATATGGAGAATTAAATAGTATAGGACAAGCAGTAAGTGGAGTAAAGTTTCTATTTGGTCTTTTTGGTAGGGAAAGAGAATTTTGAATAGGAAGTAATACTGAATTATATAATTGTGTAGTGGATAGTTGTAGTTCACCAAACCCATTGTATTTAGCTGATGTAATTGGTGTTTATACTTATAATAATTTTAATGGTGGTAAAGGTAAAGATATTATGTTTAGAAATTATTACAGTTTTGGCGTCAGAACTGATTTACCAGTTTCAGGATTAAAATTACAGGGTTCTTTTGCCACTGTATATAATGATTGTAAATTATTTTCCAATATAGAATGTTCTTATCAACGCTTAAATTATGGTGTTAATTCCCGAATTGATACCTTCGCCTTTTTGAATAATTCATATCAAATAAATGAAAATCACGCAGGATGTACTGATAATTTTATTGATTGTTTATTTCCTAATACTACTGATAGTGATAAATTGCCAGTTATTTCTTGAAACAACCAAACTTCAACTGTTCAACTATGAAATAGTATATTATTAAAAGTATTAGATGAGGCTGGTAATCCTATCTCTAATGCTACAATTGTTATAAAAGATAAAAATGGGAATACAATTACAGATTTTGCTGGAAAATCAACTTATACTACTGATAATGCTGGAGTGTTGTTTTCTGAAAAGATTTCAATTACTGGCGCTACTTCAACAACTATTACTGATAGTTCTAAAAGCTGAACAACAGACCAATGGTTAGGATATAATATTTTTATAGCATCTGGGAATGGAATAAACCAGAAAGCAAAAGTATTATCTAATACAGCAACAACAATTACTATAACAGAACCATTTTTGGTAACACCCAGCATTGGAGATTATGCGGGGATAATTACAGAAATTAAAACAGCTATTATGACGTATGGAGGTTCTCAATATGTCTCCAACAAAAGTATATTAAACCCCTTTACTATTACAATCTCCAAAGCAGGCTATGAAACTTATTATCAAAAACAAAATATTACTACGAAAATAAATCAAACAATCACTTTGAAAAAAGCAGTTCCTCATTTAATAGATGATAGGGGCAAAATATTTAGAAAAATAAATGTAGTTAATCAAGGTAATAATAGAAATTTTATTATTAAACTATAAATATGGATATCCAAACACTTACAATACTAAAAGATATAAGTTGAGCTGGGGTTATGGCTCTCATAGTTTTATGTCTGCTTAAACCTCTTATTACTTATTTCATTGCTAAAAAGAATGGAATAAATAACCAAAGTTTATCTGATAGATTAGATTCATTAGAATTTAATCACTTAGAGGATGTAAATAGAAGGTTAGATAATTTAGAGAGAGGGCAGAAAGAGATAGAAGAAAAATTAAATGCAATAGACAAAAAGGTCGCAATTTTAGAAAATAAAATTTATTATAAATAAAAACAAAATATTATGGAACAAAAAACATTAACACCAGAAGAACAAAAAAAAGTTGATGACTTCGCAGTAGAACTTAAAAAGGTTTGCACTAATTTCAAACTTGATTTAGTACCAGCTCTACATTTTTCTGAACAAGGTGTCGTACCAGTAATAAAAGTTATTCCTTTCAAGGAGGAAAAGAAGGAAGAAGAAACTCCAAAAGTGGTGGAGGACAAATAAAACACTTGACAAATTCTTAAAAATCTATATAATATATATAATATAAAGAATCTAACCATAACAAATGGCGATTACAAATATATTTGTATCGCCTTTTATTAAATAAAAAATATGGGGATAAAAAGTATTATTCAGCAAGTTGCTGGATTGGGTAAAGATATAAATAAGTGGAAAGAAGAAACACCAACAGGAGATGAAGGTGTTGTTTCTGATTTATTACCCGAACTTAAACTCGAAATGAAAGATGAAGAATTGATTGATTTAAAAAATCAGTGAATGAAGAATTGAGAAAAAGTAGCTGGTGATCTGAAAGCAAGAATGGAAGATAATGAGAACTATTGGCTTGGTAAACAGTATTCATTTGATACTGATGATAGTGAACATCCTTTGATTGACAATATCATATTTGAAAGTTTAGAAACATTTCTTCCAATTATTACAAAACAAAAACCAGAACCATTAGTTTCATCAGTTAGTGGTGAGATGACAGATACCGCTAACAAAGTAAGAAAACAATTACTTTACTGGGCTGACAAAGAAAGATTAAACTTAAAGATTAAAAAAGCAGTTCGCTTCTGAGCATTAGATTTTGTTGGCTGTATAAAGATGGGTTGAAGTATGGAAAAAAATGATATTGTTTGTATACCTATCAAACCAGAAAACTTAATACTTGATGCTGATAGTTATATTGACGACACAGAATATCTTGGAGAGTATATTGGTGAATACAGAGAAGATACAGCAGGGAACTTGATCAAAAGATTTCCAAGTAAAAAAGGATTCATCAAAGACGAATGTAAAGACAAGATGGCAACAAAATTAAAATACATTGAATGATGAACTGATGATTATACATTCTGAACATTAAAAGATGAGGTGCTGGGTAAGATAAAAAATCCGCATTGAAACTATGATTCGATAGAATCAACATTCGATGAATATGGTAACCCAATTGAAAATGAAGTTAAAGGGAAAAATCATTTTGAAGTTAGAAAGAAACCGTATGTATTCCTTTCAGTATTTAACTTACAAAACCATCCATTTGACGACACCGGAATTATCAAACAAGTTTTAGCATTACAAGATAGTATCAATAAAAGAAAACGACAAATTGATAAAAACATCGATAGTATCAATGGTGGCTATGTAGTATCAGGTGATGCATTCACAAAAGAACAAGCAGCAGAAGTTGCCGATACAATAAATCAAGGTGGAACATTATTTGTACCAAGTGGAGATATCAATACTGCTTACAAAAAGGAAATGTCAAATCCATTACCACAACAATCTTATCAAGAACTTGTGGATAGCAGAAATGAATTACGAGGTATATTTGGTGTATCAGGTTCAAACCCACAAGGAATAAAGGGTGAAGAAACTGTGAGAGGAAAACTAATCGTAAGGGGACAAGACGCTGACAGAGGTTCGTTGATATCTGAATACATAGAGCAAATGACTGATTCAATTTTCAACTGAGTGGTTCAAATGATGTATGTATATTACGACCAAGAACACTATTCAAACGTGATGGGCGTTGACAACCAAATGGAGTTCTCAACAATTAACAACAAAGAACTTTGAAACACAAAACTACTTATTAGCGTAAAGGAAGGATCGATGATACCCAAAGATCCATTACTACGTAGAAACGAAGCAATTGACTTATGGGGTATGGGAGCAATAGATCCATTATCACTTTACATCGCACTTGATTACCCAAATCCAAAGGAAATGGTTCAACGACTTATCTTATGAAAATCAAATCCAATGGCTTTAATACAAGAACAACCAGCAGGTGCAGTGCAAACTCCTACTTTACCAAATGAAGGTATTGAAGGTATGAATCAGGTCGACCAACAAGTTATGCAAGGTGCAATGGCACAGCAAGGACAATTACCTCCAATATCACAATTTGAAAACTTATAAAACGTAAATATGCCTATGACAAAAAAGGGTGCTAAAATAATGGGTGCAATGAGAAAACAATACGGAAAGAAAAAGGCAGAACAAGTATTCTATGCATCCAGAAACAAAGGCGTAATAAAAGGTGTTGATTATAGAACTCAACGCAAAGCACTTAAAAAAATAAGTAAAAAATAAAACATTAAAATGGAAGATAACGTTTTGACGAACGCTGAATTGGATGGTCAAAGTTTAGACACACTCGAAGATATATTCGTAGAACAAGAGAGTGCGTTCGAAACTAAACCAGCCGAAGAAGGCGAAAAGGAGAACGAAAACTCCGCAGAGTCGTCAACTGAAACAAACGAGAATGGAAAAGAGCCATCGCAGGAGGGCGAACCTGAAAAGGATAATACTTCTGTGGAAGAAAATATACCGTTTCATAAACATCCTCGCTTCAAAGAAATCATTGAAGAGAATAAAAAACTCAAAGATGAAATCGAACAAGTGAGAACAGAGTTTTCTCAGAAGTTGGAAAGTATTAAAAACGAACCAACGACTGAACAGATTCCAGAGTCCTTCAAAAAACTATATGGCGATAGTCCAGAGATATGGGCTGCCTGAAACGAGTATCTATCAGAAGAAAAAGTCAAAATCAAAGAAGAAGTATTCTCTGACATTAGAGCCGAAGCTGAAAAGAAAGAAAAAGAAGTTATGCTTTTAAAGCAAAAAGAAAAAGAAGCACAACAGTACTTCGAAAATCAATTTGCTGAAATAGAAGCACAAGATGGTAAAATTGATAGAAATGCTATTATTAAGATTTTAGACCAATATCATTGTATTGATCCAGAAACTAATCTCTACGATATTAAAGCTGCCTATGATATTTATAAGAAAATAAATAAAGTAGATAGTGAAAAGTCAAACAAGAGAAAAGAAATCGCTGATACTACTACTTCAAAAGGCAATTCAACATCAGAAGGGAAACCTGTCGCTTGAGATAGTATAAGAAATAAAGGATGAGGAGTTTATTAATAAACAATTAAACTCACAATATGGCTTTCGGAACAAGAGTTACCACTACCACACAGGACTACTTGATGCCAAAAGTTGTTGATACAGTTCTCAATAGTAATGTGTATTTCACAAGAATCGTTGGTGCTGCCAAACAATGAACTTTCGGTGATCAAGTAAAATTCCCAGTATTCTATCAAAAGAATAGCACTGGTGGTGGCTTTACAGGTTATGACCTATTGGATACAAATGCTGTGGATACAAGAATCAATTTGACTTTTGACCCATCATTCGTTTACAAAACAGCGTCATTGCCATTAACAGAATTATCAGTTAATGCTACAGCCCAAAAGGTTATTGAATTAGCTGGTATTGAATTACAATGAGCTTCACAATCATTAGCAGATGATTTAGGAACACAATTCTTTGGATCAAATGCTACAACAACCAAAAACTTTTTGGGCTTAACAGACATTGTGGATAGAACATTGTCCCTATTTAACCTAAGCAAGAAACTAAGCTATGCGAACTAAGCTTTCCAAAGAAGAAACACTTTATAAGAAATCTGACGAGTATGTAATATGAAGAATGCAGATTTACTACAGAGATAATTATACTTGTCAAATTTGTGGCCACAAAGGAAAAGATATAGAAGCACATCACATTTACCCATACAGAGATTATCCTCACTTGAGAACGGATCTAAATAATGGGGTGACATTGTGCGCAAAGTGCCACAGAAGTATTTTCGGAAAGGAAATGCAAATAGCTGAGGAATTGAAAGGTTTAATAGAAAATGGCGTAAATTCGGTGAAACTCTCTGACGACGCAACTGGCGATAGAGACAATACCGAGCCAAGCCGAGATGGTGACATTTCGGAAGGTGTAACGACTAGGAAATGACTCTTAGATACAATCCAACATTTTAGAAAATACAAAGTAAAATGTTGCGTGTGTGGTAAAGAATTGGAAAGACATTATTACAGATACATAAAATCAAAACATTTTATATGCGGTAAAGGAGAATGCAGAAAAACTTTCGCTCAGACAATGCTTAAAGGGATAAACTCAAAACCTATTCCAAAACAGTATTGTAAATGGTGCGGAAAAGAAATGCCTCCTACACCCTCTCAAAAACACAGAGAAAAAAAGTTTTGTAATAATACTTGCCAAATGAAATGATACCACAAGTATATAAGAAAATAATTTTCCCACGAAAACGCCACTCGAAAGAGATGATATAGTCTGAACATTGCAGTGATGCAGTGATGTATAGGATAAAGAGCCTATACGATAACATATTGGATGGAACTTCAGTTGCTACTTATGGTGGTCAAAATCGTGGTACTTATACCACATTAAATGCTACCAAAACAGCTTCAGGTGGTTCTTTATCATTAGATAAAATGGAAACATTACACAACGCTGTTACATCAGGTTCACAAGCTCCTACAATTGGTGTTTGCAACGAAACTGTTTGAGCATTATATAGCAAACTTTTACAACCACAAGAAAGAATTAACAAAGATGCTGGTTTTGTAAAAGGTATGAGAAGTGGAACTGGATTTGTTGGTTTAGATTTCAAAGGCATTCCTGTCTTGAAAGATGAAAAAGCAACATCTGGTGTTCTATTCTTCTTAAACGAAAACTTCTTGGATTTCTATGCTTTACCATTTGCCAAAGCTAAACCAGTTAACTTCACTTCAACAATTGATGGTAACGATTATAGCTCGGTAAAAGGTTTAGGTTTTGCTTGAACTGATTGAATAATTCCTTCAAATCAAGCTTCTGTTGTATCACACATTTATTTCAGTGGTCAACACGTATCACAAAATCCAAAAAGACACGGTCAACTTACAGGTATTGTAACTGTCTAATCTTAATAAAATTGTTCCCCGTTGACGAGTATTCCGCAAGGATGAAAGACCGAAAGGTAAATTTCAGGACGGGAAATTAAAAGAAACAATATGGCAGATTATTTACACAATAGTATTCCAGGATTACGTTATGGTCAAAAGATTTTACCAAGTGAAATCATTGGCTATGATGGTTATATCTTTGGCAATACTTACTATGTCGATGCCACTAATGGTAACGATAACAATCCAGGAACAACTCCTGATAAAGCATTCGCTACTGTTGCTAAGGCAAACGACGCAATGATAACTAACAACAATGATGTTGTTTATTTATCAGGTTATGCTACTCACACATTAACAGAAATGTTAGATGTGTCGAAAAACAGAGTCCACTTTATTGGTGCTGACTTTGACGGCAGAAGATATGGTCAAGCAGTCAAGATTTCTCTCGGTGCTACAACTGCTGCTACAGATATTGCTACCTTACAAAACACTGGCGTTAGAAACTCATTTATGAACATCAAGTTTATGAATTCCAACACAGTTGCAGAAGGTATCTATTGTATAGCTGACGGTGGTGAATACTCCGTTTACAGAAACTGCGAAATCTACAAGTCAACTGATTTGGATGTAACAGGTGCTTCTGAATTCCTTTGTAATGCTGACTCTATTCAGATGTTTAACTGCACAATCGGTTCATTAGCAGATGCTTTAGACGGTGACATCATTCATGCTAATATGTTACTTACCAGAGTATTATCTGGAAAAGTAACAAGAGACGCATATTTAGAGGATGTTCACTTCTGAAGAAAAGCTTCACATGTAAACAACAGAATGGTTTATGCTGCAGCATCTGCAGACCTTGAAAGAGGTATGATTATGATGAGACCAATATTTAATAATGCTGTTTTAGCTGCTGCTGACCCTGCTCAAGCTATTTCTGCTGGTGCTAACTTAACAGATGGACACATCGTTGCTTACTATCCAGGTAGCTCAAATGTTACCAAGATTTCTACAACAACTGGTGTATTCGTAGTTGGTCCTGCAAACAATGCTGGCGCTGGCTTAGCTACACAAGCTGCTTAATAGGTCGCATTTAATAAACTTAAATTTTTACTATGGCTAATTTAACAGGATATTCACAAACCTTTGATTCTGATACAAGCACAGTCGATACCTCTGCTAAGACCACAATCTTAACAAGAGCATTTGACAACGCTGGTAATGAATACATTTATTTGAAAGGCGTTGCTTCAACAGTTGTTGGTTCTTGGGTTAATTATGATGAAACAGGAACAACTACTCTTTTGCCTGCTAATGCTATTGGTCCAGTTGCAATTGCTATGGCTATTACTGACTCAACTTCAAAATGAGGTTGATACCAAATTTGAGGTGTTGCCAGAGCTAAAATTGCTGCTAACTGTGGCGATAATGCTTCATTGGGTAGAGAAGGTGCTGATGGTGTTTGTGGAGATGGTAGAGCAGCTGGTGACCAGTTAATTGGTGCTATCTCAAGAGAAGCTACAACCAATGCCGCTGTCGCTACTGTTCAAATCAATTATCCATATGCTACTGATGCATTAGGTTCATAAATCTTTATTGATTTATTCTGCTCTCCAGCTTTTGCTGGAAGGCAGGAGTAAGTTAATAAAAAATATAAACTTAACAAAATGAAGAAATTCACTAATTATACCAACAAAGATTTCATTATTAGTTGAGATGGTAAGGAATATACTTTTTTACCAGGCGAAAGTGGTATTTTTGAAGATGGTATTGCTTATGTATTTGCTAAACATTTAGCAGACACAGTTTTCGAAGGAACATTGGTCGCTCAAGATACGATGTTTATCGAAGAAATGAACAAAGCTATTTCAGAAATCAGTAATGACGCACCAGACGAAGTTGTAGAAAAAATCTTACTTGAGGTTGAAGCAATAGAACCAGTCAAGGAAGAAGAAAAAGAAGAGATCGCTATTAAAGAAGAAAAGCCAAAGAAAAGAGGTCGAAAACCAAAAAAGGTCGAGGAATTTGAAGGTCTAAAAAACATTGATGAGACTAATATCTAAAAAAGAAGTTCAAGCACTTCGCTCAAGAGAGATAGATAAAGCAAATCTTGAAAAAGATAAGGTTGATCGTGCTTTGTCTGAAAGTATTAGACGATTTAACGAGTGAAAAGAACAAAAGAAAGAGGAAACAAGACAAATTGAGAATGACTTACAAAATATGGTAGCCAGATATAACATCCAGATAGACGATTTGATAGCAACAGTATCGCAACTTAAAAAAGCAAGAGAAATTTATCTAATACCTACTAATCAATTAGAAAAACAAGCCCAAATTAAAAACCAAGAGGCAGATAAAAAACTAAAAGAGTGTGATGAACTTCGCAAACAACTTGAAACACAAAATAAACAAATAACAGACAAAGAAAAGAGTATCTTAATAAGGGAACAAAGGGTTGAAAAAGAGGAAAATAATATAAAACAGGAAAAAATAAAGATAGAAAACGATATAAACGCTATTAAAATAGCTAATGAAAAACTACTAAATGATAAGATAGCGTTTGAAAAGTTAATAGAAGAAGAAAAATATAAACTAAATGATAAACAAACAGAGATTAAAGCCCAAATGAATGAAATAAAAGCTCAAATAGAAGTTAATAAAGAACAAAAACTACAAAATTATAAGGATCAACAGAAAAATATTAGTGATAGAGAAGCAGTTAATTCAGCTTGGGCTGAAATTAAAAAACTAAAAGAAAAATATGATAGACGATAATAAAATACACGCTACAATGACAATTACTAATGACGGAAATGATACTCCTACTGATATGATAATTGATGAAACTACTGGAAGATTACTCGTCCATATTATAGATGAAGATGCCATTACAGAACCGAGAAGTATTAAAATAGATGAAAATCAAGAATATGTTGGACTTGCTTTGTCAACAGATGATAAAACTATTATTCCTATAATGGTTAATAATGATGGTGCTATCTATGTTGATTTAGTGGTTGAATAATTTAACAAATTTAATAAATAAAAATATGGCTATAACAGATGTATATCAAAGAGACGCAAATCAAGTACCTATTACAGGTCTTGGATTAATTGCTTCTAAAACAATAACTTATGATGCCGCAACCACAGGAGCTATTGGTGCTACTAATTTATTTGCTATTACAGGAACAGTCGCATTACGAATTTTTGGAGTTTGCTCGGTTAATTTAACTGGAAGCGGAACAATTGAAGTTGGTATTGCAGGAAATACAGCAGGTTTAATAGCTCAAACAACTGGAACAGATATTGACGCTGATGAGATTTGGATTGATAATGCTCCTGCTAAAATAGAAACATTGCCAAGTTTATCAATACTTACAAATCAAACAATTATACAAACAATAGGGACTGGTACAATAACAGCAGGAACAATAACTTATTATTGCTGCTGAACTCCTGTATCCAGTTCTGCAAGTGTAGTTTCTGTTTAATAAATAATTAAAATCCTAAAATGGATGAATCAGCAAAAATTGATGCAAATCAACAAAAAACATTATTAGCAGTGACAAATGCTGCTACACCTGAAATTAAGAATGTTAGATGTGACGCAACTACAGGCAGAGTTTTAGTATCTGCTACTGTTTCTGGTGTTTCTGATATTACAGTAGCTAATGAGGCGACAGATACTTCTTGCTTTCCTTTATTTGCTACTGCTGCTACAGGGAGTATACAACCAAAAACAAATGCTGGACTAACATTTAATTCAAACACAGGAAACTTGGGTGCAACTTTAATGCATACTCAAAAGCTAACAGTCGGTGTCGCCGGAACTGCTACTGGTTCAATTGAACTTAATGGAATTACTAGTGGAACAGTAACTATTAAGACTGCTGATGCTGCTGGAACTTATACTCTTACACTACCTACAAACGATGGAAATGCTAACCAATTCTTACAAACAAATGGTTCAGGGGTTTTGAGTTGAGCTGATAGTGGTGGAGCAGTTGAAGGAACAGATATTCTTTCTACAGGAGAAGCAGGTGGAACAAAATTCTTAAGAGAAGACGGTGATGGTACTTGTTCTTGACAATCAGCTTCAGACGCAACAAAGGCAACCAAAGCTTTAGATAATCTCGCAAGCGTAGCAATTAACACAGATTTGATTTCAGATACTAACGAAGAAGACGATTTAGGAAGCACAACCAAAAAGTGGGATAACTTATTTGTAAAAACTATCGGAGCAACAGGAACAAGAGTTACCAAAGGTTGATTTACAGATTTAGAAAGCACAAATATGCCTACCGTTGGCGGAACTGCAATTTTGTCGTCTCTTACAGCCCCACAATTTACTTCAATAGAACTCGGACACGCAAGTGATACAACCTTATCAAGAAGTGCTGCAGGAGTTGTTTCTATAGAAGGAAAAAATATTTACTTAGCTGGAGGAGCAGATGTAAGCCCTGCCGATGGTGGGACAGGAGTATCTAATGGAAATAATAATACTATTACTTTTACTGGGAACTATAGTTTAGGTTTAACACTTTCTAATAATACTTCAGTAACTCTTCCTACCTCAGGAACTTTGTTAGCTAATGTATCAGAAGATACTACACCACAACTGGGTGGAGAACTAGATTGCCAAGCACACTCAATAGGTTTTACCCAACAGACAGCTACTGGAGATGGGACAACAACGATAAACTGAAAGTTAGGGAACAAATTCTATTTTACTTTTGGCGATGCTGATGAAACATTTACTTTTACAGCACCTAGTAAAGCTTGTAATTTAGTTTTGGTTTTGAAACAATATTCAACTGGTGGCAAGAAAGCTACTTGACCTAATACAGTTATGTGACCTGGTGGAACTGCTCCTACTTTATCAACTGGAAATAACGATATTGATATAGTGAGTTTCTACTATGACGGAACAAACTATTTCGGTGTGGCATCTTTGGACTTTAGTGTTCCTGCTTAATCAAATTAAATCAACATTATGGTATTTGATACTGAATGATTCTCAAAAAAACAAAGAATACTTCTCTGGCTACTTAACACACCAATTATAAAGATTTGGTTTCGTTGAGTTATGAGAATAAGAAGTTGTGATTGTAAATTATCTACCAAGATAAATAGAATAGAACCCAATAGTTTTACTTTTGGTGGAAAAAGAATAGGAGATAAATTAGAATTGACTACAGATTTCCGAACTCATAATAAATACGCCAAGAGACTTTATTATGCTTTCAAACCTTTATGGCATTTAATTCATTTATGAGATACCAAATTTGCGAATGAAGTTATACCTTCTTTGAATATGGGGTTTGATAGTTTGACTGCTTATCCTGTTCCAGGTACTACTGTAGATGGAGAAGTAGGGGAGGACGGAATAAACGATACTTGAGCTAATTTAGTTGGCTCTGCTGGTAACTATTATGATGATAGTTCTGTTTCGTTTCAGACAACTTTGATAGAATCATCGGCTACTACTAATCAATGAAGGTCTTTATATAGAGGGATATTTTTATTCAAAACTTCGGCTTTGACTTCGTCTGCTGATATTTCTGCTGCTGTTTTATCTTTGTATGGTCGTGTTAAGACCGACGACTTATCTATTACACCAAATGTTGATATTTATACATCAGCCCCAGCTTCTAATACTGCTTTAGCTAATGGGGACTTTGATTCTCTAGGGTCAACTTCGCAAACTGGAAGTCCAATTACTTATGCTGACTTTTCTATCTATAAATATAATGCCTTTACTTTTAATTCTACTGGTAGGGGAAATATTTCAAAGACAGGTATATCTAAGTTTGGTTCAAGAAATGCTAATTATGATGTTGCTAACTCTGCTCCAAGTTGAAGGAGGTCTGGATCAAATACTTCTAAAATAACAGCATATTCATCTAATGAAACTGGAACTACTTATGACCCAAAATTAGTAGTGACTTATACAATTACAGTTACAACAAACTCACCTTTTTTTGGAATGAATTTTTAATAAACTTAATTATGAACGAACAACAATACCTACAAAACCAGATCAACGCAATAAGTGCTAAGTCATACAATAATCCTTTACTTGACGCTAAAGATGGGTTTTATGTAACCTATAAATATCAAGCACAACTAATTAGTTCAATAGTAATAAATTTTGATACTAAATCAACAATCACAACTTATGCTGATAATAACCAACCTTTCTTTATAGCCAGACATCCTTGTGAAGTAATGTGGGTAGCAGAAAGCCATACAGTAAAAGGAACAGACGCAGGAGCAGTAACATTGAATATAGAAAAACTAACTGGAACACAAGCTCCAGGTGCAGGTGTAGAGATATTAGAAACAGCTTTTGATATGAAGGGAACGATAGACACAGTGGTTCAAAAGGAAGGAAAGGATCTAACAGTTAATAGACAACTTAAAAATGGGGAAAGGTTGTGTGTAAAGTTTAGTGGAACAAAAACATCTTTAGCAGGTGTATGTGTAACTGTATACTTAAAATTTTTAACAAGAGGGCATTATAAATAAAAAATATGGCAACAATAACAGAAAATAAAATAATATGAAACGCTAAAGACTGAACTGATGGTCTTAATGAACAGTATGGTATAGAAACGGCTAATAAAAATATTGGCAAGTCTTTGAATAATGTTCAAGCTTTTGATCCTTATAGAATTATAGGATATGCTTCTCCAGGATGTCTACCAGTAACACTTGGGAATAGTTCAGTAGTAGATGCAGTAATTAAAAAATCTGTTCCGTGTCAAGATATAAGAAGAGAATATGGAATAACTAATACTAAAAAGTTAATGGAATATGTTAGTAGCAAATTAACTAATGGAACGGTTTTCCCACACACAGTTAATAATGGAACACACGATGCTGCTTTTATGTGAGATATAATAACATATAATTCAAAAGCAACATTATCAATTGGTCCTGACGCTGCTAAGAATAGGATATTTTATTCTTATAGCACATCAATATCCTGAAACGTTGGTATGTACGATCCAGCAACTTTTCAGTTCATAGATAATTTTATGACAGCGAATCCAGCTACTCCACTAACTCCGGGTGGTGCTGGAAATCCACATCCAATGATAGTGGGAGATGATGATTTATTATATATTGGAGATGGTCCAAGATTACACGCATTTGATGGACAATATGCTTCAGACGATGATGGCAAATTTTATGCCTCTGTTTTAACTATACCTTCAACTTATGCAATAAAGGCTTTTGAGAAATACAATGGTTTTCTTTTAATATTCGCAGACGAAAAC